GAGGAGGACGGTGCTGTCCTTGCCGCCGGACCATAGAATCGCGGGGTAGCGATACTCTGCGAGCCAGAGTCGGGCGCGGGCTATGGTATCGGCGAGGAGGTTTTCCATGATTTAGAAAGCGGCAAGTCCAACGGCTCCAATGGCGGCGCCGCCAAGGCTTCCAACCATGCCCATCATCCCTGCTTGGCCAGCGGCTGCGGCCTGCATGGCGGCGCCTTGGATGGCGGCGTTGTAGTTCCGAGCGGAGATGCGGTCCGACATGGCCATGTTGGCGTTAAAGCTGGCGACATTGCCTGCGGATTGGACGGCGTTGCCGAATGTTTGGCCGATCATTTGTGCGCCTGTTCCAAAATTATTGCCTCCCATGGTAGTTCCAGGGGCAAACGCTCGCATGTATGGATCAACCGCCATGTATTGGTTGGCAGTGTTAAGTGCGAGTGCTGCTGCGTTTTGGTATGCTCCTGCTTGTTGACCGTAAAGATTGGCGGTCTGGCCGAGGGCTCCCATAGCGTAGCCGCCTCGGGAGATTTCGGAATTGATGCCGGATTGGTTTGCGTTTTGCAGGAAGGCGCGGTTCATCTCGACCTGACGCTGGTTGGCGTCCTGGTTGGCGAGGGAGGCTTGTTGGGCAAATTGTGCATCCGCCAGAGCCATTTGCGATTGAGTTGATTGATTTGCCAAAGAAGCTTGAAGGTTGCCCTGTTGTTGAAATTCATAAGCCCGATTGGCTGCGGCTTGATTAGTTCGGGAAGCTTCCAACGCGGCCTGCTGGTTGGCAAGGGCTGCGGCCTGTTGCAATTGGGCGTTTGTAAATCCTAATTGAAGTCCCGATTGCTGGTTGGCAAGGGCTGCTTGTTGGGCGAGTTGGGCGTCTTGGCTTGCGGCGCGGAATCCGAAGTCTTGGTTGGAAAGACCGGCCTGCTGGGCGTATCCAGCCTCAGCCAAAACACGCTGCTGGGCATTTTGGTTGTCGGCGAGGTTTGCCTGCTGGGCGAACTGAGCGTTCTGCATGGCGCGGGCTTGAGCCACAGATTGGTTGGTGCTGTCGGCTTGGAGGGCGCGGCCTGCGTTGGCGTCCTGCCGTTGCGCATAGGCTTGGTTGGCGGCTTGCTGAATTCCGGTGCTTTGATTAAGAACTCCCGAGGCAAAAGCGCGGCGGTCATTTTGGCGTTGGGTCGCGTAGCGGTCTCGGTTAAGGAGTTCGGCGGCGAGGGCGGAGTTTCCGGTAGCCATGCCGCGAGCGGCCGCGCCAGAGCGGGCAGATTGAATGGCGTCTCGGGATTGCTCGGAAGAGAGGGAGCGGCCAAGGGCCATGTCGTTTTGGGCCTGCGCTCTGAGTTGACCTGCCAGGCCACCGCCGACAGCTTCTTGCATGAGGGCATTTTCGGCGGCACTGGCTTGAATGTCTCGGGACCGCACATCTTGCACGCGGCGGACTCGGGCGGACGATGCAGGCCCAACAGCCGCAACGCGAGTTCCAGCAACCCGTTCAATAGGGCCGGTGGTGGCGCCTTGCACATTGGCGCCGGAACCGGCTTGTGCGGCGGAGATTTGCTGGGCACGAATTTCTGCTGGAGAATAGCCAGAAGGTCCTTGAATATTTGAAATTTGCCCAAGTTTTGCGCTTTGAACTTGGTCTGCCTGCTGGGACATGGCACTGGCTCCCAGGGCGGAGATTTGCTGGTCGAGAGCGGTCGGGCCTTGGGCGAATTGCTGCGCGGAGGTTGCCAGTCCTTCTGCGTTTGCGGCAGTGCTTCCAATACGATCTCCCGAAATGTTTAACCTGTTTATTCCATTGGATGCTTGTGAAATTGCTTCATTTGAAGATGATGTATATTCATTATTGAGGTTGTTAGCAATTTGAGAAATAGTATCCAATTGCAAGGCGTTGACCTGGGGATAAAGCCTTAATATAGAGGCCTCCTGGTCAAGCATTTGCTCGCGCGCCGCCTTGGTGGCGGCGGAATACATTTGTTCTAAGTTGATCGGTGCTGGCATTGCTGGCACCTTTTGCGGCGGTGGGGCTTTGGGGGATCCTCCCATATTAGTGTGTCCTTTTAGTGCTGCGGGTTAGTTTGTCCCATGGATAGACATGGATGTGGAAAGTGTTGTTGCGGCGGCACCAGGCGGCGTAGGGCAGCGGGTGTGGGGCATGGCGCAAGCAGGCGGCGATGGGGTTGCCCGGGAAGGTGCTGGCGGCGAGATGGACGAACCAGCAGTTCGGCGGAGCCGAGGTGAAGGATTCGGTGGCGAGGTCGTAGTGGACCTCCCGGGCAAGGAAGAATAGCTGCGGGCTGGACCATAGGTAGCCGGTGGCGAGATATTCGCCGAGGAGTTCCGAGAAGCTGCGTGTGGGGTCGTGGTCGAGGTGCCATTGTTCTGCGAGGAGCAGTGGGGTCATTTAGTTTCCACCGAAGACGATGACATTTAACGGATCGACATTATATTCCGTTCCATTGTAATAGCTTGTTCTTACATCCACATAAGAGTTTGCCTGACTCACAGGCCCGACGCCCATTCGCGGATCGCCAGTATAAAGTGCAGACCCGACAACAATGTATGCGTCTGACGAAAAAGAATCTTCAAAAAATATGCGGTAGTTTCCTACGGAAAGTCTTCCAACTTTTGAGACATTGTAATTCCTCTTAACTCTTGTAGGTCTAATAATTTGAGCGGCAGGCGAAGCGGGAACAGTTGCACCGGAAATTGTAAAATCAAATGTGTTTGCTGTGACGCCAGAAACAATCCATGTGCCGTTGAGATAATTATTTGGGCTTGCCAACGCATCAAAACAAACGCAATCGCCATTCAACAAACCATGGGCAGTCTTTGTCACACGGACCACAGTGTCAGAGACTTTTGTAAATGTTGTTCCCGATGTGGCAATATCTGGTATATCTCCGTCCACTGAGCACCAAGCTGAAGCGACTTGTTGAGCATTGGAAAGCTTGTCGGTAGTGACGGAACCATTTGCCAGCTTTGCCGTAGTGACAGAACCATCTGCGAGCTTTGCCGTGGTCACAGAGTTGTCAGTTGGTGTGCGAGTGTCGGAAAGGCGAGCGTCATTGCCTTGGCAGAAGGTGCCTGCTGTGGTTCCGAAGGAGCCAGCTTGGAGCACCCCGCTGGTGCCGGTAATGATCGGCACTCCGCTGGTAGTGCCGATGGTTCCCGTGTTGCTGATGTTGCCGTGAGTATGGGAGGCCGGAGTTCGCGCATCCGAGAGACGGGAGTCGGTCGTGATAACTGCGGTGCCTGTAATGGCACTCGGCGCGATGCCACTGGCAGGCGCATAGCTTCCTGACGCTTGTTTGCCAGCCAGTAGAGTGTTCATCTCTGTCTCTGTGTAATATCGGTCGTCGTGCGTGTGGCTTGTCGGGGCGTTGCCACTTGCCGTGCCTGTAAGGTTGGCGGTGATAGTCCCAGCTGCAAAATTTCCAAAACCATCGCGTTGAACGACGGCGTTGGCTGTGTTTCCCGAAGTTCCAAAGCTGTCCCACGATGGGGCAGCGGCTCCATTGGATCGGAGCACTTGGCCGGAGGTGCCAGCGGAGAGCATGGCGGTGGTGCCTGCGGCGGATTGGTATGGAATGGTTCCCGCGCTGCCTCCGGTGAGGTTGTTGGCATTGGTGGTGGTGGCCGAGAGGGTTTGCCAATTTGGTGCAGCGGCGGTGCCGTTTGCGGTGAGCACTTGGCCTGCTGTGCCGAGGGGCAATTCAACAATCTGACCGCTGCCATTGCTGTGAAAAACTCTCCAGTTGCCTGCGGTGTGGTCGCTGGTCGAGGTGATGGCGTGGGAGCGGTCGTGGAGCTGGGCGTGAGTATGGTCCCCGGCGGCTACTGTGCCAGAGGTGGTGCCGGTATTGAGCGTGGCGGAATTGCCCAGGCCGAGACCCGTGCGGGCTGCTGCTGCCGTCGTGCCGCCTGTGCCGCCATTAGCGACTGCCACTGTGCCAGTGACATTGGTAGCCGTTCCGCTCAGATTTGCGGAAATGGTATTGGCCACAAAATTGCCGCTGGCATCACGAGCCACAATCGCATTGTTTTGCCAAAGCGGCGTGGCCGTGGTGGCAGAATTGGCGACTTTGCCAGGAGTGGCGATGGTGGCGAGTTTCGTGTCGGCGATGGCCGCATCACTGGCGAGGTCGCCGTTGGCTATATTGGTGACACTGGCAGAATCGACCAACTGGTGCAGGGCGGCGGGCGTGACGAGATCGCCGTTGATGAATGTTTTTCCTTTGGTGACGGTAGCCATAGTTTAGTTGAGGGTGCGGGTGAGGGTGGGATCGAAAGCGGAGCGGGTGGCTTCGGCGGTGATTTGCCGCAGGGTCGGGCGGCCGGTGGTGGTGAGAAATTCCAAATCCAGCGCGACGGCTTTGCAGCGCAGCGGGGCTTTGAGAGTATAGTCTTCGTCCTCGGAGGTGGTGTTTGAGAGGGCGGCGATCTGGAAGTCGGCGTCGTAGTCCGTGGTGAGGGCGCGAAGTTCACATGAGGAGTCTGGCGGCAGCACCACAGAGGCTTTGGAGCGGGTGAGCCTTTTGGAATTTAACGAGCCGAAGGAATAACTCCGCGAGGTCAGCAGGCCGGGAACAGGAGTGAATTGGCCCTCCGCATTTGCATATGGCACCTCGTCGCCGTAATCGAGTTCGTCGAGGAGGAAGAGGGTGCCACTGCGAGCCGCCGTGTGCAGGCGGCGCTGGCTGTTGTAATCCGCGACGATCAGCTCATCCAGTGCCACCGAGTAGAGGTCTTTGCTCTCCCAGTGCTGGTTGAGGGCGTTCCAAATAAAGATGGCGTTATTGTTCATCGCCGAGTCGCCGATGGGAACGGCCAGGTAGTAGCGGTTTGCCCACCATTTTGCCGCCGCCTTGTGTGCTTGCGCTTTGTTGATTTCCTCAAGCTGGTCGGAGATCGTGTCGGAGAGGGGCTGGGTGTTGGCGCGGAGCTTGAGATCGAGTTGGGTATCGAGGCGGTAAACTCCCGAATCGCTCAGGAAAAAAACGAATTGACCGGCGGTAACAATCGTCTTGCGGGCGACGCAGCCGATTTCGTCTGTCAAAAGTGTCACGCGAGACACGGCGGAATCGACGACAAACTCGTTTTCAGCGGCGTTGAACGAGTCCGTGAGATTGGCAAGCCAGATTGAGTTCCGCATGAAAACGAGGGCCTGCCCCTCCACCCATGGGTGGATTGCCACCAGGTAGTCGTTGCTCCCCTGGTTGGCGCGGAAACTTTGGAAAAAAGGATCGTAGAGGTCGGGATCGAGAACATCCGAGATCGCTACGGTGTCGCGCCCATCGGGAATCCACAGCCGGTTGTTGATGTAGGCGGCCCATCCGACAGAACGCATCCGCTTGAAACTCGCCTGTTCCTCGGGAATCCCGGCTTCCGCTTTTTGAAAATGGGTTTTCGAGCCATCCCACCACAGCGGCGGCTTCACCCGGCGGATGGCGGCATAAGCACTCGCCGGAGTGCCCACCGGAACGGAGATTGAAAAGGAATTGTTCGTAACCGGGTTGGCAACATCAAACTCATGGCCCGCAAATGCCGCGTTATCTCCCTCCTCGATGCGAACCCGCATACCGGCGGAGTAGCCGTGAGCCGTGCAATGGACAGTGGCGGTGGTGCCGGAAACGCCGATGCCGCTGGAGGTGGTGGATTTCCACCCCCACCCCGGCAACGAGGTGTCTGCTTCACGAAGTAGGTAAAATCGATTGAACGCCTGGATGCAGGTCGCCTGATCCGTCTGCTCCAGAATTTCTTCCGACGACGAGGCTGGATTGGTGAAACTGATTTCCTCAATCGAGGAAACATCTTGCCGGTAAAGGAACGCCGAGGTCGGCCCGCAAAGGACAATGTATTCGTTCGAGTCGAAATAATTCGGAGACGAGAAAACTCCCGACGCCAGGATGCCGCCAGAATACGAAGTGCGAATGATCGCATTGTTATCGAGAACGAAAGGGAGAGTGAGCGGTTGCGCTCCCGAGGAAATTTCATCTCCGAGGCGCTTGGCGCCTTTGCGGGTTTGGGCGACGCCTCGGTCGAGTCGCATGTTTTCGCAGTATTGGACCATGCCCGGCTGGAGTTGCAGCGGGTTCAAGCGGGAGGCCATGCCGAGGAATCCGGCGTCGCCTTCGATGATGGTTTGGTCGTCGGGCATCTACTTCTATAATATCACCGCGCCAAAATGCTGCGGATGGCGGCGGTGCTGAGGCGGCGGCGGTTGTTGGTGCTAAAGAGGTCGCGGATGGCTCCGGCGGTTTTGTGCGGGTGGGCGGCGATTTTCTCGCGGACTCGCGGAAGGAGGTCGTCGGGGATGCCGGGGATGCTGGCGGTGGTGGGTGTGGGCTTGGTGCCGGGTTTGATTTGGCGGTAGCCGGTGATGTAGAGAAGCTGGCGGCTGCCTTCCTGGTAGTGGGGGAAGTTTTGGCGCTCGACCAATCCTTCACGGTGCGCGGCGGCGAGGATTTTCGGGACTTCGGCGATTTCGCAGTCGAGGTCGGCGGCGATTTCGTCGGGCGAACTCCAGCCTGGCGGGAGGGAGTTGGTGCGCTTGGCTATGGATTTCCAACTGCTCATAGGTAAATGGGTGCGGTCATGGTGCGGCCGCGTTTCTTGTCGAGGAGGAAGTAGGTCTGCGTGGGGGGCTCGAAGCTGGCTTTGATGGAGAGGGCGTAGGCGTTGTAGCCGATGAGGGAGCCGTTGCAGAGCCAGTGCCGGTTCTGCTGGTATTGATGCCAGTGCCCAAAAAGATCAAGGTCGGCTCGGTTCGGCGACTTATTCCATGAGGCGATGGCCTTTTCTGTCGGGATGGTAAGGCCCCCGATGCCGCCTTGAAATTTGAGGCCGTCGCCATGATGGAAGCGGAGGCGGCGGTCGAAGACCGTCATGAAATTGAAGTAGCTGTCGGCGATCTGGAATTCGATTTGCTGGTCGTCGTGGAAGCGGCCTGCGAGGATTTTGTAGAGGAGCCATTCGTAGCTGTGGGCGGCTCCGGTGGCGTGGCGGGGCTTGATGGTGGTGCGGCCGTGGTTGCCGTAGCTGGTGGGGATGAGGATTCGCTTGAAATGCGGTTTCAGCGTGGCGAGGCCGTCGGCGAGGCGGTCTTGGAGCCAGAGTATGACTTGGGTGGGGGTCTTGGAATTACTCTCGGCGAGTTCTTCGTGGATCATTCCGGTCATGAGGTCGCCGCCGAGCCAGAGGATGAGGTCGTCGATTTTGGCTCCGTGGCGTTCGATCTCGGTGAGGCGGGCGATGGTGGTGAAGAATTTTTCGATGCGGGTCTTGGCGATGGGGAGCCGGTATTCGTTGAGGCCGTTGACGCTGGCGGATTCGACGGTTTCTTCGACATGCCAATCGCTGGCGAGGGCGATGGCGACGGCTTCGGCTTTGTCGTTCATCGAGACGGAGAGCGGCTGAGGGCGGATGCGGGTTTTGCCGAGGGAGAGGGCGATGCCGAGTTGTTGCTCGAGGTCGGCGAGGGTGTGCTGGTATTGGGCGAGCTTGGCTTTGAGCGAATCGACTTCGCTTTTGTGGGCGGTGGCGGCTTGCTCGCGGGCGATGGCGGACCAGGATGTTTTCATGGTGGGTTAGGCTTCCTCCTCTTCTTCTTCGTCCTCGCAGGGCCAGAGGATTTCGGAGGCGTCGTTGGCGAGGGATTTGGCGGCGTAGTCGTTGCCGAATTTGAATTCGGAATGGTAGGTGGTGCCTTCGGCGTCCCAGCTCACAACGGCGATGCCGTGCTCAAAGTGCTCGGCGAGGAGGGCGCGGGCTTGCTTGAGGATGGCTTCGCGGTCTGCGGGGGCTTTGGGCTTTTTGCTCATGCGAAGATGTCTTTGCCTGCGGCGACTCGCTGGCGCATTTGGGCGAGGGTGTGGCCGGTGGGGAGTTCGTAGTGGGGGGTGTCTTTGAAGCTCTTGAAATCGCCGCCCCACACGATGCCGAGGCTGCGGGCGGCTTGGCCGATCTCGGTGTAGATGGGCGAGTCGGTGAGGTAGCGTTTGCCTTTGAAGAGGCCGATGTCCCAGGCTGTGCCGAAATTGTGATTGGAAAATCCGGCGCGGGCGTTGGTGACTTTGGGGCCGGGGGCGGTGCGGCCTTTGGCGTAGAGTGCAGATTGTTCGGAATAGCTGCGGAGGCCGCTGATGATTTTGACCACTACGCCGTGCTGGCGTGCGATGGAGGTGGCGAGGACCATGAATTCGCGGGCGCGGGGCTGGACGCGGGGGTGGAGCGTGGAGATGTTGCGCTCGGTGCGGGGGTCGAGGGCGGCTGCGGAGCTAATGGCTGGGGTGGGCTGGGGGGCCGTCGGGGACGACGGCGCTCCTATGGCGGGCGCGGGCGGCTTGGGGGCGGGGGGCTGAGGGGCCGTCGGGGACGACGGCGCGCCTAATAATCGACTGAGCCAGCGTAGGATCATTTTAGCCTTTTCTCAGGACATTGATGAGGCCGACGAGGGCGAGGCCGGCGGCGACGATGGCTTCTTGGTGGCTGGGGGTGAGGGCGACGCCGCAACTGGTGGCGAGCAAAATGATACCGCGCCAGGTGGAGTTTTGGCTGAGTTGGTGGAGGAGGGGGTCGAGGAGTTTCATTTGTCGTGGAGGGTTTTGGGTTTGGTTTTTAGGAATTGGTCCCAGGCGTGGGATTGGGAGGCGGTGGCGGGGGTTTGGTTGGCGATGCGGGGGGTGTAGTTGACGCTGACGCTGACTTTGAGGTCGCCGAGGTTGCCGCGTTGCTCGCCCCAGGGGGGGATGGGGACTGTGACGCAGCCGGGGAGGAGCGTGAGGAGGGCGAGGGCGGCGAGGGGTTTCATTTTTTGAGGTCGCGCCAGACTTTGAGGAGGGCGAGGAGGGCGGCGAGGAGGCCGACTCCGGCGCTGGCGACTCGGAGGCCGCTTTCGAGGGCGGGGAGGGTGCTGACGACCGCGCCGCCTACCCCGGCGGCTGCGCCGAGGAGGCCGGTGAGGGCGGTTTTGAAGGTGGCGAGGTGGTCGGGCATGGCGTTAGCTGAGGGCGGCGGCGAGTTGGGAGCCGGTGGTGGCGACGGTGCTGCACTGGGCGAGGCGGTCGGTGTTGAGGGCGGAGACTTTGGCGAGTTCGCTCGATAGCTCGGAACGCACTGCGGATGCCACCGTGCTGGCGGAGGGGGCGGTGACTCCGGCGATGGCGGCTTCGAGGAGGCTTTGGTCGGCGGGGTCGCTGGGGAGGGCGTCGGTTTTGGCTTTGATGGCGGTGATGTCGCTATTTGCCGGGGCGGTGT